CTGACGACATCAAGGCGGCGATCGAACTGAAGCGCGAGGAAGCCGCTAAGGCTTAACCGCTCACGCGATGCAAGGACAAGGGCCGCTGCTCACCAGGGCGGCGGCCTTTTTCGTAGGAGGCCGATGTGGCTGACGAGCGTACTGTCAATGACGTAAAGGTCTACCGAGACAGCGCGGGTTTTTACCGAGAGGTGCCGAAAGACTCGCCCGATCTCGCTGCTATGCTTCCTGCCACGGACTTCACGCCCGAACAGCAGGCCATGGCCAAGCTACCCCTGCCCTTCCGCAACCTGATCCGCGATCCGTTCATCGCGCCTGTCGTGGTGGGCGGCAAGACTACCCCATACCCGCAAGCCTTCCTTGACGCGATGGTGGCCAAGGGCTGCTCGTCGTTCCGCATCATCAACCCGAACCAGTGCTGCATCCGGTTCCGCGGCGCCTCCGGCCTGACGGATGTGATCGCCGAGAGTGAAGGTCGCCTGCTCGGGCCGGGTGGCGTCGAAGTGTTCAGCACGCAGAACCCGACGCACTTGAGCGTCATGCCTGTCGCGCGACCCGGCTTCTCGATACCGACTGAGCTTGCCCCGGTTGAACTCAACTATGGGATCGGCGGCTGATGCTCCGGTCGCTGGGATGGGGCCGCAAGGGCGAGGTCGGGGTTGCTGGTGCTACTGGCCCCCAAGGGCCCCAGGGCGTGTCCGGTCCGAAAGGTGATATCGGGGCATCCGGTCAGACCGGCGCGACAGGGCCTAAGGGCGATACTGGTGCACAAGGGGCTAAGGGTGATGCCGGACCTGTAGGAACCGCTGGTGCGACAGGTCCGGCAGGAGCCACCGGTGCGACTGGCGCTACCGGCCCCTCCGCTAAAATCGCTCTACCCAACGTCACACTTGCAGGCTCCATTGCCGTAGGCGTGCTTGCCGGCCCCCGATCGCAGACTCTTGCATGTGTCGGGGCCGTCGCCGGCGATGTGCTGGTCATGACGCCCATGAACGCGATGCCAGCAGGGTACATGCTAGGAGACATCCGTTGTGCCACCGCTGGTACCGTCGAGGTCACGCTCTACGCACCCGCGGTAACCCTCTTGGCCAGCTATTCCATACCCATCAAGGTAACGGCAATCCGATGACCTACATCCCCCCCGCCAAGACAGACTTCATCGCGATCTACCCCGCGTTCGCCGCGGTCAGCGATCCTGCCTACACGTTCTGGTCCACGCAGGCCGCCAACGCGATCGGGCATTTCGAGGACTGCCTCGGCGACCGCATGGTCCTCGCCGGCATGCTCGCCATCGCCCACTACCTCACCAAGGCGGGCATCGGCACCGGAACTGAGGCTCAGATCGCCGCAGAGGGCGCTTCAGGGTTCAAGTCGATCCGGTCGGGCAGTCTGTCGCTTGAGCGGGCGGATGCCTCTCCTAGCGCCTCAGGCGGCGACTGGGGCGCAACGTCTTTCGGGCAGCAGCTCTGGCCGATGCTCAAGGCATGCGTGGGCGGGCCGATCGTGTCATCCACCGGCCATGTGGGCGGCAACTGCGGTTACAACGGATTCGCCGGCCCGTTGCCGACGTGGCAGGTCTGACATGGGGTTGCTGGACGGCGGTATTGCGCGGATCTTCAGCGCCACCTTCGCGGGCTTGTACCTCGACGGACTGCTGCACGCTGGCACTGGCAACCCGATCTATGCGCCTGGGGGGGCTATCACGGGCTACGATGGCGGCGGTGATGTGCCGATCAAGGTGCAGACGGATGAGACCGGGGAAGCGGTTCGGCGCGACGCCGGTTTCGCTGAAGGCGACGTGGCGTTGATTGTGCTGGCTCATGGTAAGCCATCCGTAACTTCCGATCACGAGATCACGGATGGCTACGGCCAGCGCTATAGCATCCAGCGTGCAGGACTAGATGCCGCTAGGTCGCATTGGCTGTGCCGGGGGCGGGTGATCTGATGGCGAACTTCAAGGGCGCGGACGCGCATCTCAAGCGCATGCGCAAGATGACGCTAGGTATGCGCAAGGAGGCGCAGAAGTTGGTCTATGTTCTGGCCGATCTGCATGCCACCGAGGCGGCTATCAGTATCACCACCGGAGCAGTTTCTGGAAAGAACCACGTCGCGTCGAAACCCGGCGAAGCGCCGAACTCTGACACCCACGTGCTGGATAGGTCGGTGCACGTTGAGAAGACTGGCGAACTGACCGCTCAATCAATCGCTGATGCACCCTATGCGGCGAAGCTGGAATTTGGCGATAGCAAAGTGGCGGAACGGCCGTTCATGCGTCCTGCAGCAACCAAGGTAAAAAAGGCGGTCGACAAATTAGCTAAGGCCGGTGTGCGAAGGATCAATCAAGGCGGCAAGCTATAGTGCGTCCGTAGCTTAAACCTACGTTTATCCGCCCTTACTGGCCAATGGCAAGGCGCATCACCTTCACCGAGGACTACAACCATCGCTGGCCTTCACGCGCGGTGTCCTTCTTTCGCTCTGGCCGTACCTATACGGTAAAAGCTGAAGTGCGTGATGCGGCGCTTGCCAAAGGCAAGGCGACAGACGCTGTCGAACCTGTTAGCCGATTGCGAGATGGCAAAACGGCTCGACATACATCGCCTGGGCGAGTGGATGGACGCAGTGATGATGCGGATCGACGCAGAGCACGGCGGACTGAACGGCGATCTGATGTGGGCGCTGGGCTGGGCAATGCGGTTCCCATCATACCTGTTGCCGACGAATGACAATCAGTCCGACAAAGCAGAGCCGCGAAGCGATCCTGGCGGCGCTGACTGCTGATCCGGACGTAGTCGCGCTGGTGCCTCGACTATATCCCTCCAAGACTCCGAACAAGCCGACAAAGCCTTTCGGCCGCTACGGCAGTTCGGATGACCGCCCGTTGCGCCCGTCAGGATGGAGGGGAGGCGCCGTTTCGGCTGCATATCATGTATTTGTAGGCGTGAACTCAGCTATTCTCGACCCTGATAGCTATTGCTCAGATGCTGTTGCAGCCGTGGCGGAGGCGCTAGATCGCCTACCTGGCTGCATCGTCGATCGCACTCAAATCATCCCTGATGGCGAAGAGCCCGATACTGTGCATGGCCTAGTGTTCTTCACGTACACCGAGTTCGCCGAGATATAGCCGTCCGTAGAGGGCTGCGCCATCGCCGCGCAGTGTCGCTGAAAGCTCACCAGCAGGATCTTGCAAGATGGCGTACACCACCGGCCGCGTGAAAGGCAATTACACCGACATCCTGTTCGGTGATGGGAACGACCCTGAGGTCTTCACGCAGCTTTGCGGCATCAACTCGCGTGGCCTGCAAATCACCTACGCAAACGCATTCGAGGGGGTCGACTACGATTGCGCTGATCCCGAAGCGGTCGGGCAGACCTTGCGTGAGGTGGGCGCACAGGATTGGTCGATCACTGGCTCAGGCTATTTCAACCGCGCGCAGGTTGCCGCCCTTCGCGAGCTTCACGGCCAGAGCCAGTCATGGCGTTTCGCTTCCGACGAGCCGACCGGTGAAAGCCTGGACGACGGCTACTGGTATGGCCCCGGCTTCATCTCAAGCTGGGAAGAAACCGGCAACGACGGCGAGTACAAGCAGATCAGCCTGACGATCACCGGCATCGGCTTGCTCCGCTGGGCTGACGCCTCCTGATGCAGACTGGCCTTGTTCTAGATTGGGCTGATGGCTCGTACGACTTCAAGCTCACCTGGGCCGGATGTGGCGAGATCGAGCGCAGGGCAAACGCCGGCATTCAAGCCATCTACGAGCGAGTCATGGTCGGCCAATCTCATAGGGCCGATGTCGTCGAGATCATCCGCCAGGGCCTCGCCGGCGGCACGGGCGGGAAGGTCGACGGCGAGAACGTCGAGACCACCCCTCCAACCGTTGCAGCGCTCATGGATCGTTACGTTACGGGTCCTGATGCACGCCCGTTCACCGAGAATTGGGTTGTCGCAAAAGCCGTGATGCACGCGTACATGGTCGGCTATGAGCCGCCGAAGCCAAAGAAGCCGGCTCAAAAAAAAACGGCAGCACCGCGCCGGACCGCATCGACGTAAGTCAGGTCCTCGCCAATTGCGCGATGATGCACATCCCGCCGAGTGAGGCAAAGGCTCTTACCCTCTGTGAGTACCAAGGGCTGCTCCACAACTGGGAAGCAGCCCATGCCGTCGATGATGAGGTCGAACCGCCTTCGATTGAGGAAACGGAAGATCGCCGCCGGTCACTAGAGGCGCGCGGGATCAAGGTGCTTCACTAGTAGCTCATCGCAGCTTAGCT